TGGTAATATGGTTATGATGCGTCGTAAACAATTTAATAAGATAGGTACGATAAAACGTGCACCTCATAGACAAAGATTAGACGTTTTCGGCGGTGATTTAACTATAGACCAGTTTAGGGAAAATAACGTCGTTGACAAAGAAGAACCAGATGATATAGAAACCGAACCTATACCCGAAATAAATATACCTATAATATCTAATACGAAGAGGTTAGACGATATTAAAAGCGCGACGGGTAAAAACGAGACGTTACGTTTGAAAAGAGATAAGCCGCTCAAACGAAATGAGAATAATCTAGAATCGGTTTTAGGTCTCGTTATTAAGACCAAATCGTAATGTACGTACTTGTTTATTGGTAGGACGTGATTTAGGAACGTTAATGGATCTACACGAGTGTACCCACCTTTCGCCGTCGTAAGCAATCCATTTTAAATTATACTTTTCGATCATTTTTCTACAAAGAACGCACGGTAGTGATATTCCATCACCATAACTGGTTTTACGAGATATCACTAAAGTCCCACATTTTCTATTTACCCACGATTTAAATTGGTGGTTTTTGTACCCTTTCTTAAAAAAATCGTGTTTTAAATTTCGTATGAGACGTCTTTCGGCACAACATATGTTATCACTTTTTACCTCGGTTCGTAATTTGGTCGCATAAGTTGTCACGATACGACATGACATTTATTTATACGAGCGAATTATTTTTAATATCGTTACAATTATTACACGTGGTTCCGTAATATACGAAGGAACAATGTTCACACTCGTTTAACGTCACGACTTTACGTTTAACGAGTTTGTTTTGGGAATACAAAACTAAATCTCTTATTGTATAAATTCCATACATGACCATTGTTTCTAAATTTGGGAATTTCATTTCTTCTAATGTTTAGTATACGAGTAAAAACTTTATATTAGTTAGGCGCCTAAACACCCGAACATTTTTTTACATCCCGCACTCGTTTTTAACATGAGTGCAAAGCTATCGATCATACCTGGTACCATTGCCTTGAGGAGCGTTTCGAATTCGGAATCGGTATCGCCTTCGTCGATTTGTTCTATGATAGAGAAAATCAAATCCGTGACGAGTTCTTTTTTATCTGGCCCGGAAATCGTTTTGAGATTATTTGCTTGGAGCATGAGTGTCGAAACTAAAACGCACACGTTTTCTTTAGTGATACGTTTACCCTTGTACCTTTCGACAATTTTTTTCATCTCAGCCGCAACAAGTTTCGACTGTTTCGATTTGGAATCGTAGTTTGCGACGATTTTTTCTGGTGGTGTTGACATTTTATAGTATCATGTAAATTAATTTCTTTAATTAATATAATAATGAACACAGACGATAGACTTGCGTTTATTGCTATAACCATAGGTTTGGCACAGATGATCATGCTCACTAATAAGTTAATAAACACTGAAGATATATCTTATTATACTTACGATTACGTTGTTTTAGGTATTATTGCGAGTACTATTTGGATAATTTATCAGTATAGAAAAGGGTCTAACTTTTCCGTTTTGTATTCTACGGCTGGTTTGTTACTAGGTTTGTATATTTTACAAAGGTTACTAAAGGAAAAGGGAGAACAAAGGGTATTAAAGGAGAAGCGTGTTATAAGTAAAGAATAAAATGTATTCTATTACTTCTAAAAATTTAACCGGTATTCGAGTTACACGGAGATGTAATAGTAATAGTAAAAAACTCCCTGTTATGACGACTGTTCGCGCGCAAAAAAACGAAGGGGAAGGTATTAATTGGAAATATGTAGAGGCGGTTAATGGACGTGCCGCAATGTACGGAACGATTCTCGGTGGAGCTAATTGGGCACTTACGGGTTTAAATGTTATCGAACAAACTCAATTTTTACCACTTAAGTTATTGGGTCTCGGTTCTTCTTTGATAGCTATAGGTACAATGACAGATGCCGTTGGTAAGTTATCAGAGGAGGATTTTGAAACGTTCGCATTAATTAATACGGGTCGAGTATCAATGGTTTTATTTACAGTTTTGGTCGGTGCTGCTATTGCTGATGTTTGAATCTAATAGAGGTATGTTTGTATTTTTTATTACGTAACTTATAAACCCAATCATTTTTAATTTATCTTCGAACGTAAATGTTCCTGCTTCACGCATTACGTGAGCCAAGAGCATTAGCATTAGATACATGGATTCGTGAAGTTCCATATAGTATTAGTTAGATTTTCTAGACATTAAAAATAATATGATAAGACACATCGTTCCAAATATTATTGGTGATCCATACGTAATGTATTCTCTTTCTGATTTTTTCGTTAAAGGTTTACACATTTCTTCATTTATTATAGTATACGAGTAATACGATACTATTATACCAACTGTGCATAAAAGACCTGCAAATATTAAACCGTCATTCCTTACAAATTTTTGTACTAAAAGTGTAGACGCTAATGTTATTGAAGCGGTTAATGAATGGTTCATTAACCTGTTAATGTTTATTTTTTCTTGGTCTAAATTTATTTCATCGCACTTATCAAACGTATTTGTACCTAGAAATGTAGTTGCACTGTAAGCTCCTGTTAATAAAATTATAATAATAACTGACAACCAAGATATTTCTTCGGCCATTTTTATTTGTTATACTCTGAGAAAATTAATAAGGTCCTCATGTGTTTTCTTTTGTGACCATCCTAACGATTTAAGTTTATTTGCGGATATATAATATCTACAATCATTGAAAGGACGATCGGATATATATTTAATCCATTCATCGTAGTTTTCTGTTTTTCTTATTATTTTAATCATGAGTTTTGTAACTTCCATAACTGATAATTCATTATCCGATGCAATGTTATATATTTCACCCGGTTTACCTTTTAGCCATACAATATCCACTGCGTTTATAACATCTTCTACGTGCATGAATGCTCGTTTTATTTCGGCGCTTTTTGTTCCGTGTATGGTACACTTTTCGCCATTTTGTAATAAGTATTTAAACTTTGGTATGAGTTTTTCTGGATACTGATTTGGTCCGTATACATTGTTACATCGTATTATCTTAATGTTCATTTTATACGAATCTATGTACGATTGAACGATCATCTCTGCTGCAGCTTTGGATGCTGAGTACGGATTTGTTGGTTTTAAAACAGTTGTTTCTTCGGTAAACGCTGTACCTGTTCTGGATTCGCCGTATACTTCGTCCGTACTAAAGTGAATGAATTCAACAGTAGGTTTAAGTTCCCTAAATTTATCCAAAAGAACGTGTGTTCCATACGCATTATTTAATGTAAACTCTTTTGGATCATTGAACGAGTTATCTACATGACTATGAGCAGCAAAATGAAAAACCGCGTCAAAATCGTATTTATTGATGAGAGAATCGATTAATCTTTCGTTACATATATTACCTTCTATAAAAGTAGCTGTATTTTGTTTTACATTATATACATTAGAGCAGTAACTGAGTTTATCTAAATTTACGAATTGAATTTCGGGATATTTTTCTTTCATAATGTTTAAAAAATTAGATGCTATGAAACCACATCCTCCCGTGACTAAAACGGCGGAAGCAGACATTTATTTACTTTGTGCAAAATTTTTAAGCAAATTACACACACGATCAACATCATCGAGTGTCATGCCATGATGTGCACCTATTAAGAACCCGTTACGCATGATTTTATCGGCGTTCAAAAACTCCTGTTTGAATTCCCTGAATGCGGGATGTCTCGTAATGTTTCCAGCGAACGTCACGCGCGTTTGAACGTTATTTTCTTCGAGGTATTTTATAATACCGAGACGATCGTCGCACTGAAGTGGCATAGCAAGCCAATTTGGTTTTTTGGAATCGTCTGGTAATGTATAATAATTACACGATTTTAGATTTTCAATGTATCTTTCAATTAACGATCGGCGTAAGTTTAGGAACCCTTTGAGTTTATCGAGTTGTACGAGTCCAAATGCGGCATTCATTTCACATGCTTTTAAGTGATATCCAGCCACCCCGTATAGAAACTTCCAATCATATGGAATACCGTCTACTGAATGATTAAACCTTTCTGAAGGTTCTTCAATATTATCACCTATACGTCCCCAATCGCGGAACATGAGAGCTCGTTTATATTGTTCCGTGTTATTGAACATAACCATACCTCCTATACCTCCTGCAGTTATGACATGACTCGCGTAGAAACTCGTGGTACTTATGTCCGTACATCTATTTTGGGTAATAGTATCGGCCGAATCTTCTATGATTGGAATATCTGGGTACATATCACGTATAATTTCCCAATTTGGTATATTACCTATGAGATTTGGTAAGAGTATACACTTCGTTCTGTTTGTTACGACTGATACTATATGATGTAGAGCTGGAACATATGTTTCGAGTTCGACGTCGCAAAATTTGGGTACGAGACCGAGTTGTAAAATTGGGGCGACCGTAGTTGCAAATCCGCACGCGGGTGTAACGACTTCGGAACCCTTTGGAAGATTGAGCGCGGCGAGTGCAAGTAAAATAGCACTACTCCCCGAGTTTACGAAAAGACCCATCTTTTTACCGAAGAGTAGCGATGTTCGTTTTTCGAATTTTTCTGTGCGTTCACCAAACCCGGCTAACCAACCGTCGCGGAGACATTCTTCTACTGCTTTTATTTCTTCTTCACCATACGATTCGAATTTATTAGGTGCATACCATATCTTTTTAGACATTTATTTAAAGAATACTTTAATCTTTAAATAAATGAAAATTGGCGTTATAGGATGTAACGGTTTTATAGGTAGAAATCTTTTGGGGCAGCATAAATGGATTCCTATAACTCGAGAAGAGGTTAATTTATTAGATAAGAAATCTGTTGAAAAGTATTTTGATAGATACTATTTTAGTGTTATAATACATTGTGCAGTTATTGGAGGAAGTCGGTTACGTGAAGATACGAGTGATGTTTTACGAGACAATATATTAATGTTCGAAAACGTAGCAAATGTTTTTCGCGGTAAACTTATTTACTTTTCGAGTGGTGCGGCACTTCGTGGTAATCCACCTTCCGATCCGTATGGTCTTTCCAAATGGATAATAGATAAACGTATTTTACAATTAGAAAACGTGTATAGTTTACGTATATGGGGGTGTTACGGACCCGGTGAACTTTCAACGCGTTTCAGTGCTATATGTAAAGATAAGGGACACGTCGTTATTGATAAAGATAGGTATTTTGATTTTGTAGATGTAAACGATGTTGTGAAAGTTGTTTATGAATATACGATTGGTCATAGAACGTCTAAAGTGTGTAATTTAGTGTACAGGGAACGATTAAAATTATCCGACTGGGCTAAAAAATTTGGTGCAACGTATGATATTGTAGATAAAACTGAACTCGGAGAATCGTATGCATGTAATGATGAATTTCGTCGTGATTTAGTCTTTTAAAGAATATACTTTATTTATAAAATAATGAATATACTCGATTGTTCAATGCGTGACGGTGGTTACGTGAATAATTGGTATTTTAGTAAAGAACAGGCAAAAGAATGTTATAAGGCAGTTACGAAGTGTGGTATAGGGTATTGTGAAATTGGTTTTAGGAGAAGTGAACATATTAACGGCCCGTGGTTTTATACACCGGAAACACTCGTAAACGAGGTTTTTAATGATATAACCGTACCGGAATGTAAACTGGCTGTAATGGCTCAGATGGGAACATTTACCATAAATGATTTTGTTCCTCGTTCGGAATCTCTCATTAGTATGGTTCGCGTTTTAGTCGCTTATCACTGTAAAGATAAGGACGATACACAACTTAATACGGAACTTTTATACGATACGGTTGAGATGTGTAAAAAAATAAAAGATCTTGATGAACTTCTTGC